TAACCGGAGGTGCTGCTTGATTTAATAATAGTATTTGTATCAATAACTTCAAATTTTGTACTTGGACTCGCGGTGCCGATGCCGACGTTACCGTTGCCTTTAATTGTCATGCGAGGGCTTACGCCCGTTGTTGCATTGTTTGTACTAAATACAATTCTTCCTGGCACACTGTTTGTGGAAACAGCTCCGTCCACATAAGTGTCAATGCTGGCAATAGGTATATAGTTTGTTGCGTCAAATCCCCTAGATTGCAGGGACATCACCTGGTCATTGTTAGTGACGGCAGCCGCAGCCCTTGCTTTATCAATGATTAAATAGTTTGGATATACATCAGCGGATGTGTTTCTTTGAATATACTGCGGACCAAAGGCTGCAGACGAGTTCATGAATAGCCCAGCGCCCGATGGCATGGTGCCTATTGCGCTAGTCGAACCAAGCAACAATCGGCCACCGCTGTCGATCAGGGCACTATTAGCCGGTGCGCTGCCGCTGACGCTGAAGGCAGGTGATGACCCAGCCGTGCCAGCACCCTTGACTTCGAACATCCCGTCTGCTCGGATGCGGGTTACTTCGGAATTATTTGTGTAGAAAATTACCGGAGCCGCTTCTTGCGCTCGAAGTTCAAGCGGACCAGTACCCCTATGTGCAATTCTTGATGCTGCATTTGCGCCGCTATTGGTTCGGATTAAACGAAGACCGTAATCAGCGTAAGTTGTATCGCCAATTAAATCCAAGACTGCATTTTTGTTGCCAGTGCCATTGGTGCCAATTTCAAAAGTAGCATCATTAGCATCTGCGGCCCCAACAGTTACACGTCCATCGCTGTTGACGAACAGGCGCCCCGTGCCGCCCGTGGAGATCGCAAGTTGATCCGCTCCAGGCGAGTAGATGCCGGTGTTGGTGTCAGTGCCTGGATAGATCGATGGTGATCCGGCGCTCCCTAGTGGCACGCTGAGCGTTGAATCCAGAGTGGCCGCACCCGTGACATCCAGCGTCCCTGGGATATCAATGTTGCTGGCCCATTCAACGCCAGTGCCAGCGGCATCAGTCTGTAGCAGTTGACGCGCTGTGCCATCCGCCAGCTTGCTCACTGCAATCTCTGCAGTGGCGCTGATGTCACCATCAACGATGGTGCCGTCTGTGATGTTGGCGCTAGTGATCAGGATGCTGCTGCCCAAGCTCGTGGCATCTAGAACCTTGGTGCCAGCAATACGATATTCCTTGCCGCTTGCGATGTTGACATGTTCGCTCAGCGTCCATGCATCGGTGGCGTCGACCCAGTTGATCGTCTTATCTGAGGTGCCTTTCAATGTGATGCCACCACCGTCGGCCGTCACATCCGAAGGCGTGGCAACGTTGCCAATGATGATGTTCTTGTCTTCGACCAGTAGGTCCTGAGTGTTGATCGTGGTGGTCGTACCGTTGACCGTCAGGTCACCAGCAAGAGTGAGGTTGTCTGACCAGCTGACGTTCGTGCCATCAGTGACGATCACCTGATTGGCAGTGCCATTGGCCAGCTTGCTGACCGCGATCTCGGCAGTGCTGCTGACATCCGCATCAACGATGGTGCCATTGGCAATCATCGTGCTGGTGACTGATCCAGTGTCACCTGTAGTCACCACCGTGCCAGTGACATCAGGCAGCGTGATGGTGCGGTCAGCGGTGGGATTGGTGACCGCTAGTGTCGTCTCAAATCCATCAGCCGTGCTGCCTTCAAAGGTCAGGCTGCCAGTGCTGCCAATCTCCAGGTTGCCTGTGATCGTTAGATTGCCACTGCCATCAGGGATCGGCAGATAGGCGAGGCTGTTCCATGCCGTGCTGCCATTGCCGATCTTGAACTTCTTGGTGTCTGTCTCATAGCCGATCTCGCCAGATAGCAGAATCGGATTGGCGGCCGTCCAATTTGCAGCGGTGTCTTTCCGCTGCGCCATCTGTACGCGGATCGTAGTTGCAGTCATGATTCAGCCCCACCAGCTTGAATGATAAGAGTGGCAGCCACTGCCGGATCGGCATCGTCTGCTTCTAGGATGAATGGTGCAGTGCCGCTCATGGCGTAGGAAGTGAAGCTAGCCTCCGCACCAAGAGCAGCAGGTTCACCCACAAGGCTATAGAGCAGGAAGTTACCGATCAGCGCGACTAGCTCAACCGTCATATCGGTATAGACGCCACGTTGTGTCTCCTCTGGTTTGGCACCGTATCGATACAACGCATCCGTGGGCACCACATCAGCGCTGCCCCACAACGTGCTTGGCACGGTGAATGATCGATGGCTGCCTGCTGCATCAACGTAGTGATCGCGAATCAGGGTGGCCTGTGATTCCACCAGGTTGGTATAGGTCAGGATCAGCCTGTAGTTGCTCTGCCGCAAGCTGTGACGGAACAACACCGGCGCGCCATTGAGCGTCTCTTCAACGCTGACATTCAGGCCGCCCAGGTCATACGAGAAGCCAACAGGCGACAGCGATGGATAGGCGTTCATATCAGGTATGGCGGCAGGAGCTGCAGTTCCACTGTGGCATCAGTGATATCGCAAGACTGCTCAATCTGCGGCGGCGACAGGTAGCGCCACAGATAGCCAGATGGAAAGGTCAGGTTTGTGGCGATCAGGATTGAGCTAGGCAGATCGAACGGCTCGAAGATGCCATGCAAGCTGTAATGGCTGATCAGGTTGAAAGTCTCAGCGGATGACAGCCGCGTGAAGGTCATCCGCAGGAGGTGCCCCACCGATGCATTGCTATGACGCACGCTGGCCTGATAACCATCCAACACTGAGAACTCAGTGCTTGCGTTCACACCTGGTGTGTAGGTGCGACTAGCGGGTTGGAGTGCAGGGAAGGTGGCCATGGTCAGAATGTGTAGCTGACGGTTGTGTTGTATTCAATCCAAGTGCTTTGATAGTTTCCTGTGCAGACGATGCATGCAAATGGAGAACCTGGACAGTGGCCAGGAACAACAATGGGACCGCCAAGCGCCCTAGTTCCTGTGTCATACCAGAGCTTGTCCCCAGAGCCGCCAATAGAATTGGCTTTGTATAGTTTGTAATCTTCGCACCTGGCAGGATTCGTACTGGCAAACACATATCTGTTTTGGTATTGAGTGTAGGACATCGACACTGTTGAAGTTGAGGTCCCTGTAGTCGTCGAAGAAACAATGGCGCCAGTGCAGTTGGATGCAGTGCATTGATATGTTTCTTGTTTATTTGTGTTGACTACAGTGATGGTTACTGATGTAGGCAGGCGAACGGCAGGCGTCTGACCGAGTGTGTTTGGCGTGCCCCACCCTGAGGGTGTGGATGGATCCTTGCATCGCGCAGTGGCCACAATGAAGTATCCGATTTCTGCTGTTGTAATCGACAGCGTATAGGCGCCTGCAATCGCTTCATCCTGGCAGGAGATATCAAACTCCTCGCCGGTGTCCTTGTCGATCTTGGACCAGCACACCTGGCCGGCGCAGCCAAGTGCAGACTCTTGGACTGACAGCGTATCCCCTGGAATCGGCGTGCTGGTAGGCCCGCTTGCCCCGCTGATCGTTGCACCCGGCAAATCTTCCTCAAGCGGATCAGCAGGATTGCTCCATCCACCTATCGGTGTCTGACCGCCGCTTGCTTCACCAGCTGGCTGGCTGGCATCAGGGCCGATCGGTGGGCTGCCACCTTCTGGCCATGTGGGTTCCGTTGGTGCCGTGAGATCCACGCTTGTATCAGCCAAGGCTGGCGTGTCATCAAACGCGGGATAGTCAATCCCGCCACTGCCAAGCGGTGTGTTGTCTGATGATGAGTTGTCGTCGCAGCTGTAATCACTCCGGCCCGCCGCGATCGTGACGCCAGGTGCGGTGGCTGCTGCAACTTCTAGCGCCACCAAGCTGCGCCCTTGAGAGTCGATCGGATAGTGCGTCAGATCAAAGACGCATGCACCGCTGGCAGTCTTTTCGATCCTGTCCACCTCATACAGGAAGTCGTGATAGTCGAGTGCTGTTAATGCCGTCTCGCGGCGCAACCTGACACGCACGATGTCGCCCAGCGTGAGCGTGCTGTTGTAGCTGGCAGGGCGCACATTCAACCGCAACGTGTGGGTGATGTACTTGCGGCGCGCCAACCGATAGGCGCCAACCTTCACAGCGTGCGTTTCACTGGTGCAGAATCCGCTTAGGTCGTACTGCTCAAACGGTCCGGCGTCTGCTTCACCGGTGTAGCGGATCTCAGTGGTGCGAGCAAAACCGATATCCGAATCAGGCTGCTGTCGCCACATCATCTGCAGGCAGACTGGCTGCCGTTCGGTCAGTGGGATGTACTGAATCTCGAAACCATCTGGCAGCAGGTGATCCTCAGTGAATGTGTACTCCCACGTGACTGCTGTTGTCTTAATGGTGTTGTTGACGTTGACAGGCAGCCTTGGCCTGAATCCAAACTTGCCATTGCTCTCGGTCAGGCGCAGCAGGAAATCATTGCTGATCTGCTCCAGCCACTCGTCTAGGTTCTGGCTTTCTTGGAAGATGCCATTGAAGTGCAGGCCATTGGTCTCGGTGAAGTTGGCCGCGGCCAGCATCTGAGTGTTGTCAATCAGCGTGCTTGGGATGCGGCCTGATTGAGTCATCAGGTACAACGCTAGATCGATGACGTTATTGCTGGGCCCCAGTGTGCTGTCCAGGATTCGGGTGACTTGAATCCCCTGCCTTACGAACACATGCAGCTGATGCTCCCATCGCTCGCTGCCATCAACAAAGGTATTGACATAGCTGAGCGTGGTCATGTTCTCGTATCGCCCAGATGTGCCGCAGTAGTAGGGGCAACTCCATGGTTGCTTGCCTGCAACAGTGGTCACGAAGTTGCCAGGTGTCCACGTACCAGCGCGGCGGTCATATGTCTGATTCCATGTGCCCTGACGGCATGGCCCAACAAAGCAATCCTTGATTGCAATCTGTGGCAGGTTGCCTTCACTCAGCACCACCATCAGGCTGACGGTGAGTGCATTGGTGGTCCCGTTGTTCTCATATCTGGCTTCCGTTGCGCCGGGGCTGACCATCACGCCGCCATTGTTTGAGACGCGGCGACAGAAGACAATCGGCACCGGATCGCCGATCTTGTATGCCCGCTGTTGTGATGTCAGATCTTCGGCTGCTGTTGCTGCTGCCTCAAGCAGAGGCGGATCAGCCAGGCCGTTCTGATACGGCAGGAGCGAAAGTGGATCGGAAATGTTGAGGCTCATATGCGGAGCGGTGATCCGATCAGGTAGCTCGTGAACTTACGTGGTGGCACCTGCGCACCCACTGGTGACAGGCTACTGCCCAGTTCAATATCGAGCCTTGAGAAGGTGCCTGATACGTCGACCACCTCTGCGGTGTAACTAGCGATCAGATCCTGGCCAGCTTGTGGCACGGTGTTATCGAGCCGGCTGTCGAACTCATAGATCTTCAGCTCGCAAAACCTGCCGTAGCTGAGCGCCAAAGTGAACGCCTGAACCACACTGTTGGTGGCAGGCACCGTGATGCTTACTGACTTGCCGCCACTTGCGCCGGACTCCACGATGCCGCTGGCGCTGAATGGCATGTATGACCAGCTGGCGCCGTCCAGCGTGATGGTCTGATTGACGTAGTAGGTCTGCCACCTTGCATAGGTGGTGGTGGCATCAAAGATGCGGAGGTATTGGCTTTGCGCCCTATTGCTCATCAGTAGGCACCTTGATAGCGGCGGCCGCCATAGCTGCGACTATTGCGGAAGATCTGGGCGCCGAAGTCTTGCAGGGCTCGCTCCATGTCGCCCATGGTCACATAGCGCTGGCCATCCTGCTGCAGCACCGGGCCGGTCGTGATCTGCACTGTGGTGTTGGCAGCACCGCCAGCACCCATTGCATTAACCACACCACCCTCAGCGAATGCCGGGATGACATTACGGCCACGCATGCCGTTCAGATAGTTGGCAGCGGCGCCAGCCATCTTGGATTCAGGCACGATGTATTCAGTGCCGCGTTCGCCAACCATGGCAAGCGTTGGCCCATTGACGACTCCACCTGCTGCAAAGGCTGGCACTGACGCGGTTGGTATGTTTGGCACATCCGGCAGCGTCGGTATGCTGTTGTAACTCGAGATCAGTGTCCTGATGCCACTGGTGGCCTTGTTAATGCCATTGACCACGAACTCGAGCAATGACCGAAAGATCGACTTAATTGCTTCAAAAGCCGACTTGAATGGTGCAGTTAGTGCCGATGCCAGTGAGTTGAAGCCAGACTTGATGCCATCGATGATCTTGCCGTAAAACGCCAGCACAGGCTTCACGTAGGTTTCAAGGAAGAACCTTGCAGCAGCAGTCAGCACTGAGCCAATGGCTCTGAATGCATCTGCGATCTTGTCGCGGAATGCATAGATCGCAACGCCTGCGGCAACGGCAAGCGCAACCCAGCCAACAGGGCCGGTGAACACAGCAGCGATGGCGGCAAGCAATCCAC